ATACGATGAGCCAGGACTAATTCCGATACCAGTTCCACCACCCCAACAAAATACCTTTGGCTTTGCTAAGTTGTTGGAAGCTGCCCGAAAACAAATTAGGAAGATTGAAGCATCCCACCTAGCAAGGATTTCCAATAAGCCAGGGGAATTCATCCCTGCCTTAGAGAAGTTTCTGGAAGCACATCAGGAGAGGGTCCAAATCATCCTTGAACCTGTGATGGAATTCATTCAGCCAGAATCGGGTGGTGGTGTCCGAGCTGCTGCAGATCATTGTGAATGCCTTAAGGCTGAATGGCTGGACTTAGCTGGATCAGCAACACCAAGGAACCTAAAACTTCTGGCCGATGCTAAATTAGAAAACTGGATTGAAACCAAAGCTAACTGGGAGAAAACATCATGGTTAAACTAGAAACAAGATACACCGCAGAGTTCCGAGTTGAAGCGGATGGGAAGAAACTGGTGGGTTATGCCGCCAAGTTCAGTCCTAATAGGTCTCAGGATCTAGGTGGATTCCTTGAACAGATTGATCCTAAGGCTTTCACCCGATCATTAGCAGGGAATGCTGATGTGCGGGCTTTGATTAACCATGATCAAAACCTAATCCTAGGTAGGTCCACCAGTGGCACCTTGAATCTTTCAGTTGATTCTGAAGGGTTACTGGTAGAGATTACCCCACCTGACACCAGCTATGCAAGGGATCTCATGATCTCGATGAGTAGAGGTGATGTTACCCAGATGTCATTCGCTTTTGTCACGAAAAAAGATAGCTGGGATAAAGAGGGGGATAGCAACATCAGAACCCTGCTCGATGTGGATCTTCATGATGTGTCAGCAGTCACCTACCCTGCCTACCTGAATACTGAGATAGGGCTAAGAAGTTTGTCAAGTTTCTTAGCAGAAAAACAGGATCAGGAATTAGAAATGCAAAGAAGAATCAATCTGGTTAACCTTTTAAAAGTTAAATAATTATGGTCGATTTGCTTCATCCAGACTATTTGATACCTAGTCTATGGATGATACTTATTTTCATGATAGGAGTTATTTTAAATATTTGGGCTATTTATAACGATGATGATCCTGGCTCTGATGATTATTTTTAAGACTAAAATTATATAGGCATATTTAAACTTTATTGATAGCATGGTTTCATTACTCTTTCATGAGGATGGAACCATGGGTCATGCTGTTTTTATTGTGCTTCACTTCCTAGCAATCATGTGCGGATTCTTTGGGTTGTTCATAACTATACCACTCCATGTGATCTATGCGACTATTGCTAATAAGAATAAGGAACCTGCACCACCACAAAATGTGGGCCATTTAATTGGATTGTGTATTCGGGTGGTTCTGATATTCATTGCAGGTTTTATTGTGTTTCTTATATTGTCCCCAGTTTATATTTACCTGAAAAGTAATATCTCTTGGTTAAGATAACTCTAATTTAATCCACTAGCCCCTAGCTAATCCCTAGGGGCTTTTTTTATTGTAGTCACGCTACAACATGCAACCTCAACCCATCCATATGTCAGGATGGTTGCAATATAAATTTGATAACGAAATCTATTTCGGGATCAAAGGCATAAACACTACAAAACAAGTCATTCAGCATGCGGTCATTTCCTTCATTCCCTACGATTTGACACATTACCAACCCATGTGAAAATTGATGTAGCCATAGCAGTATTTACGCATGGTGGCCCCAGAGCATTCTGGATCGGTGCCACTGCGTATGGCACCAAAACAATTTTTAGGGGATGACACACATGGCTATTGCCGAACTTAGAAAACTTCAAAGTGATCGAGTTGAAATAGTTACCAAGCTGGAAGATCTTTCCAAGCGAAACCTGACACCAGAAGAGCAAACCGCATTTGATGGTTTGGTTACTCAAGTGGCAGGAATTGATGAACGAGTCAAAACACTGGAGGATGAAATGGCACAAGACGCAAGCGCAGACGCAGCAGCAGCTCCTGCACCCGCAGCAGCTCAACAGAATTCTGCAAAGTTGGACCTTATCAAAAGGTCTACCCGCAAGTCAGCACCCATGTATGGTGCAGCAAACTTTGTTTCTGACCTAGGTGATAAGCGAGCTACCAAAAACAGATCTGATGCATTTCGTGGGTGGATGCTTAAAGGCACAAAGGGATTTAGATCGGAATTTGCCAAGGCAGCTCATGAAATTAATTTTGATCTTAATAGCAATACCATCAACATTGAAGGTATAGCTGAAGATCGCGCTCAAGGGATCGGATCGACTGGCATCGGTGGTGCTTTAATTAATCCAACTTTCTATGGCACTTTGACCAGTGCTTTGAAAGATTATAACGGTGTTCGCCAGATCGCTAAGATTTTGCAAACCAGCAATGGTTCAAACATCAGCATGCCTTGTTTGGATGACACAGCCAATGCTGGAACCTTGATTGCAGAAAACGGTTCTATCTCGGAAGTGGCTTTGACTTTCACCAGCAAAACCAGCACTCCCTATAAGTTCTCTTCTGGTCAAATCCTGACTAGCTATGAACTTTTGCAAGATTCCTTGATCGATGTGGAATCCCTTGTAGCTCAAACTGCAGGTGTAAGGATTGGCCGAATTGAGGAAAGCTTATTTACCACTGGTAGCGGAAGTGGTGAACCCCAGGGGGCTGTGACAGCTAGTTATGTTGGTGTCACTGCTAGTTCAACCACTGCCATAACCATTGATAATGTGCTTGATTTATTTTTCTCGCTGGACCCAGCTTATAAGCAAAGCACTGGCTGTGCATTCATGTGTCACAGTTCGGTTTTGTCTGCGCTTTCCAAGCTGCGCGGTTCGGATGGTCATCCTGTTTTGTCTAACAACTATAATCAGGCAGATGGCCGAGTGCCAATGATCCTAGGTTATCCTGTGATCATCAATCAGAACATGGCTAGCACTATTGGTGCTGGTGCTAAAGTTCTATTGTTTGGTGATTTTTCTTCTTATCTTGTGCGTGATGTTGCGGGTGATGGCGGTCTAACTATCGTTAGACAATCTGAAACCTATGCAACCTCTGGCCAAATCGGTTGGGTTGCTATTCACCGTAGTGGTGGTTTGTTGTTGGCTGCTAACGCAACCACTCAGAACCCACTTAAGCACCTTAAGATGGCAGCATCCTAATGATAGTAAAAATATTAATCAATCTGGTTGGCCTTGGCAAAGGTCTAAGTGCCGACCAGATAACTGAAATCCCTGACGATGTCGCTGCTGAGTGGTGCAGGATTGGTTATGCCAGTCCTGTATCACAAGCGGTGCCAGAAAAAGCCACTTCCAAGATCACACCTGAGGTGAGAGATGCAACTACTAGGATCGTATCAGGTGATGTCACAGCCAACGCTGGAACCAGTCAGCCTGGCAGAAGCAAAAAGCCATTTAAGGATTGATGGCACTTACGATGATACCCTAATAGGTTTATGCATTGGGGCAGCTCGCCAATACTTTGAAAACAGTTGTCAGATTCATATAGCACAGAAAACAGTGCAGCTAGTCCTAGACAGTTTCCCTGCCACAGTTCCAAACCTGACAGTGACTTCAAATATCAATTACCCATTCCAAACCAAGTATTATCCGTTCGACGGAACGATTTACCTCACTGGTCCAGTCCAGTCTGTTGAAAGTGTTTCCTACACCGATACAGCCTTGACCGAGCAAAGTTTAACAGGATATCGGGTAGACCTAATTAGCAGCCCTGCAAGAATAACCTATGCCTATACATGGCCCACAACAGCCAAGATAACTAATTCAGTTCGAGTGAATTACACTGCAGGTTTTACCACTGTAAACATGCCCAAGCTTTTAAAAAGTGGAATGCTTTTTTATGTAGCCCACCTGTATGAAAACAGAGAGGCAGTAACTACTGGAAGCCTTACCGAGACACCTTTAGCAGTGGAATCCATCATTCAGCAGTACAGCTCAGGAGTCTACCATTGAAAAGTGGACCGATGAGATACCGAGTTGAAGTCCAAGAGATTAGCAGCACACCTGATGCGCTGGGTCAGCCAACAATCACATGGAACACAACGCAGACAGTTTATGCACAAATCATGCCTTTAACAGCGCGCGAACT